AGCGAAAGCGGCCTCATTGGAATGGATACCCTGAACTTTCTCTGGAACCGCGAGCCGGACAGCAACCCAATGCGACATCTACCGGACCGTCTAAAAACAGACAATGGTGCCTTTAGTAAGCTGACAGAAACAAAGGAGATGCTGCGTGCTCTTGATATCAAATCAAAACTATCTGAACCATACAATCATGATTCGCAGGGAAAAGTTGAAAGCGGGTTCGCAAGTCTGTGGCGATGCTTTGAGCTTAAATATGCCATCGAGAAGGGACCTGGTTACACGCTATATCTGAGCGAATACAACGAGCTTTTGCACTATTTCATGTCAGTAACAGATGCGCAGAAATATCACCCAATACTAAAGGGACAAACCAGAGAAGAGGTGTACCGGGAAGGAATACTTAAGCATCAGCCAAGGAAAATAGATATCGACATCATGGAAATTGCTTGCAGGGTTAAAGAGTGTACGGTCACCGATTCTCTTAAGATAAGATATGGCGGTGAAGAGTATCAGGCGCCCGTGTATGCCATCGACAAAAAGGTCAGAGTGTATAAAAACATGCGCGGTGAACTCATTGGAGAAATGATAGACGAATATCGCAAGACGTTTAAACTCTCCACGTTCAAATCGCGAGAGATAGACGATTTTACAAACAGGCCGCACCAGCGTTATTTGCAGAAAATTGGGCTTTTAGCTGAAAAGGAAAATTCCGAAAAATTATCCGATAACAAGAAGCGTGCCCGACGAGTGTTTATGAAACCGAAAGCCATAAAAACAGTCCCCACATCACCTTTTGTCGAACGCGAACAAAAGATGATTGAATTTCCCAATCCATACACAGCCAAGGCCTACATCGGCAAGCGGTTGCGCTGTTACAACCTGACCTATGAGGACGTCAAGGACATTTTTGATAGCATCCTGGTCAAAGACTTAAGCAAGAAAACAATCAACAAGATGATTGATGAAGTCATCTTTGAAGTTGAAAAAGCCATCGCACTATAAACTAAATGGAGAGGAACTGCTCATGACGAAAGAAGAGTTAAAACGGGCCGTTGCGGAGGAAGAGCTGAGCGATTTGATCACGCTTCGCAATGAATTAGAAGATCATCTCGATCTTCTGTCTGACGAGATACGTGCCATCGATGAACGCGTAATCGCCTTGCGTGACAAGAATCCACATCTTGTCAACCATATCTTTTAACCAAAATAATGGAGTCACACAGCTATGAACAGAAGAGTTATGGAACACTTCGGCGTTTTAGAGAAGAGAATCTATGTCAATACGCAGTTCAAGGCAAATGTGCAGGATATCAAGAATTCTATCTATGACAACGGGATGCTCGCCATTCTCGGCGCACCCGGTGCAGGCAAAACGTTGATGTTTAAGCATGCTGCACGCGCACTACGCCTAAATGCGGATGATGCACCGATATTCATTCATGTTCGCAATAAGTACAAAGAGAAACTAACGATATCCAGCATTCTGAATGCGATCGTATTCGATATTTCAAGCGAGATGCCGCGTCACGATTTGGAAGCACGCAGCCGCCAAGTCATAAGGCTTATGGGAAAACGTCACGTTGAGCACAAGCGCAACCTTTGCGTCGTCATAGAGGAAGCACATCGCTTACACTCAAATACACTGCGTGCCATCAAGGAGCTGCGCGAGGACGCCTTTGCAGGTATATCGCCGCTCTTCTCAGTCATTCTTTTGGGCCACGAAGAGTTGGGCGCAAAACTTGAATCTCGACGAGAGGTCTTCTGGCGGACAGAGATATTATCCTTGAACCAGTCCTCGGGGTGGATGGTTTATAACGACCGCATCGATTATCTGAAGGCAGTATATGGTGGTGCCATAAACAGCAACACCAGGCACAGAATTGCAACGCTCTATCGGGTACCGCTGGAAATGGATTTCTTTGTTGAGCAGAAGATGTCGGAAGCACAACGCGCAGGGATGAAACAGTTGAGCGAGGATTGCTTTGAAGCCTCTCCACGCGAAATGAAAGAGGCTCTCGACGTGTCGCTCAAGCAAATAGCGGACGAAGCCGGCATCGGAAAAACGACTGTGCATGACGTTATTGCCGGAAGAAACGACTATAAGTCTGAGGCTGTTAAGGGTGCATTACAGCGTCTTGCAGAAAAAAAGCACAACGAAGATGTCAAGAAGGTTGCTTGATTCAAAGGTGATATAGGAGATAGCTGTTGTGGCAAGAGATGTGAACGGTACCCGTATATTGACAGGCCAGGAAGTGAAAAACGTAGAAACCGGAGATCATGGAATTGTCAAGAAGACAACCCATACAAATTTCACGGAGGTTTCGTTTTTCTCTTGCGAATATTCTAAGTGGGTAAGGTCTGAAAAATTGCAGGTCGTACCGACGACAATGAAACCAACGTTCACGGCCCGGAATGACCGGCCGGAATGATTAATCAACCACCTAATAAGGAGGCAAGCAAAAAATGGCTGCCAAAAAAGAGCGCACGAGCGCGATAAAAAACGATAGCGCATGCGACGATCGCATGTGCCGGCTCAAAGAGCTTGAAATAGAGCTGACCAGGCTGAACGCAGACCTTGACGATGAGATATTGGAGGCTCTAAAGCGGTACTCAGATCAATTACAGGATCTGCAGCTTCAGTATAATCAGAACGATTCAGACCTAAGGCATTACCTGGAAGCTGAGCAGGATCGCTTGTTCCAGTTCAGCAAAAGTATCAAGATGGTGTTCGGTGAACTGAAACGAAGTGAGGGCACGCCCTCCATCGTTATCGATGATCCCATGAAGACAGTTGCAGCATTGGAAAAGCTCGGACTCAATGATGCGATCACGGTGACCCGGGTGCCGAACAAGCAGGTTCTAAAAACATTCAATGATGCCACCCTGAAGAAGGTCTTTGCGAGACGCGAACAGAGCCGGAGCGTAAACTACAAACTGCGTGCCGAGAAGCTGGAGACAAAGTCTGCAGCAGCTTAATGTCAGTCGCAATCGTCCGCTCCTCCTATGTAATGACTATAACAAAGCAGGGCTATGTATTGGCCCTGCTTATTCCTAAAAAGGGAAGTGAATGATGATTTGCCCCGAATGTAAAAACAAGAATTTCGAACAGACAGAGGACGTGCGCAAACCATTGCTGCACGAGGGTAAGGAATCCTATGACACGGTTAACTATCGCCGCTATTTTTGCCGCCAGTGTGGGTATGCTTTCATAACCACGGAAACATTTGAGAGAGCAGTAAAAATAAGGCGCAACATCCAACGGGATCTTTTCAAAAGTGGCAGCAAATAAGAAGAGGGTCAACCAGTTCAACTCAGATATCAGAGATCTCGAAGCAAAGCTCGGATTTGAGGAATTTTACAAGATATTCCGCGCCAAAATTCTTGACCTGATGCAGCGAGCAGAAATCGGAGGGGAAACTCTAACCGCATTCAAAAGGCAAATAAATAAGGTAATTTCCCCTGAGTTCGCAGGATTCACAGACAGAGTGACGAGCGCCTACGGGGATGCGCTCGCTCTTGTCAATTCTCATTATCACGATGTTGGTCCGGATGTAACGCGTAATCTCAGCAAGATAGTCCGTCTTGAAAAAGTCAACCAGACGAGACTTGGGAACTACAAAGAAGGCACTGTCAGGGAGATTTCAAAAATACTAAGATCAGGAATCCTGGAAGGGAAAAACAGTGATGCTATCGCAAAAGATATTGACATCATCGGCGGTAGAGTTTCATCTTTCGCCAATACAATTGCACGTACCCAGCTTAAAGGTTATGGCCAAACTGGTGTGGTGGAAAAAGCGCGAATAGGTGAGGTCTTCTTCTTCGAATATATTGGAATTATCCGTGCGGATACAAGAAAGTTTTGTATGGAGCTACTCAACCAAACGGACCCAACTTTTCACATTCAAGACATCAGACAGATGAGAAACGCACAAATAGGCAATCCGGAGAACTATTCCGGCGGTTTTAACTGTCACCATTATTGGGAGCCTGACCCTTTCTTTGACGGCGAAAATTATGCTGTCAGTTTCTACACGACAGATGTCGGCAACCGCACCATTAAACTAGCGAGGCAAATATGAAAACAGCACTAATAAAAATTTTGCGGATAAGCTTTGTCATTATTGTCGTGGCAGCTGTGGCATGGCTCGTTACCATGTACTGGTTGGCACAGGGATTTTAAGAGGAGGCATATTTCACATGGTTGACAAAATGAAACAGACAGGCGCCCTCAACACCTCGCAATCAAGGGGATCGATGACAATCGGAACGGCTCTGGCCACGCTCGTCATGGTATTTATACCACACGACTCGAACTTGATAATTCTTGGACCGGCTTTGGCTACTTTTTTTAACTGGGTCTTGCCGGCATCTCCACCCTGGAAGAAATCTTGAAACTACCTTCCTTTATCTCAAAGTTCTATTCTGAAAAGCGCTACGCAGAACTCGTCTATTTCTTCCGTGCCCTATGGGATAACCAGGGTTCTCTCGCACTCAAGCGAAACAGGAATGCGGTCAACCGCATTAAGCAAGCCTTCACTCAAATAACCGGTCGGCCCGTCTATTCAAGTGGCCACATCAATCACAAATATTGGGATGAACAGATTGCAAAGTACGCAGACCGCCTTGGGGTCGCGGCCCTTATCGATGACATGAAACTGAACGCCAACAAGAGGCCGCAGTCTATCGCCTTTTTTATCTACAGCAAGCACGGAGCCTGCCGCTGGGAAAACATGGTGATGCAGCAAATCGAAAAAGATAACCAGGCACGCAAGAAAGAAGAAAACGAGATGTATGAGGAGCTTGGGAGGGCCCTGCGACTGGCTGCACGGAAAAGTGAACCAGACTGGATGATACAAGCGCGGAAAAGGCTAACCATGTTGCGGCGCGAGCGCGAGCTCACATCGCCGGTAGCACGACATGAAATTGACCGTGAGATTGCAAGGATTGAGGCTAATTTGCAGAGGCATCATTCGAAATAATCTTTTTTATTGACTTTTTTGGCTGGCCGCCATATATAATGGTATCTGAATTACGAAGCGGTTTGCCCCGCTTGCATAAGTGTGTGGCATTTTTTTTTGCCCCACCTATGACGGTGTTAATCCATTAGCCGAGATCCCCGTAGCCGTGAGGAGCGGGGCGCCTGCTTCGTAAGCGCAGATAGATCTCGGCTTTATTTTTTATCTAAATTGCGGAGGTGCAACATGCTACCTACCACGTTTCAATCCCACTTCATTCAAAGCGGCGGACACTACTGGATGCGAGGTCACAACCTTGGCAATCAGTTAGGATTTTCCCGTGCTGCCGACGGCATCAATCTAATCTACAATAGGAACAAGGAAGAGCTTGCACCCTTCACCATCAAAATGATGGTGGAGGGAGAAACAAGCCCTGCCCGCTACTACGACGAACAAGGCTGCTACATTATAGCCATGCTGGCCAAGACACCACAGGCGAAAATATTCCGTAAAAACCTGGCACAGTTCCTGTCTGTGCTCAGGCAAGAGGCAGTTAACCTCGCAACCATGCAGGCTGAATACGACGACCTCCGCCTGAAAGTCGCTCAGGAACGCTGGAAACGTTACCTGCAATGCAGCGAGTTCAGCAATTCAAAGGCCGAGCGCTTGGTAGCGCTAAAGTCCAGCGGCTTACTGAGCATGCTGGAGCTAAGCAAAGTCTTTGGTTTGAGTGTGTCACAGATTTACAAGGTAATGAATATGTACCGGCAGGCCCAGGGCGATTTCAAAAACATGCAACCGCAGTGGCTTCAAGCCGCGAGGCAGCCATGCTTATCCGCATAAGTTGGGAAGAGCGTGAGCAACTGGAGAACAATCTTAACATTTTGGAGGCCAGCATTCATGGCGCTTGTGCCATGTTGCACGAACACAAAGGCTACGATCGAACGAGCCAGGGCGTCTATCTGGCCCATCAATTGTTGAGCGACCAGTTGACCGAGATATTGGCGCGCCCTATAATAGTAGAAGATGTTAAGGTTGGGTAAATCTAATCACGTCAAGAAGCCGGCCTTTTAAAGGGGTCGGCTTCTTGGTTTAAAGGCAATATGTATTGTTAAATGTATTAGCGTAACGATACGAAAGCGGACCCTTGAAGTCAAAGCTATTTATTTTCAGGTTAGATCGTGCGTATGGTCCATGATGGGAAGTGAGACGTCTATGATATGGAACCTGCTGTTGTCCATTGCAATCAATCCCGCCTGCACACCCTCAGTCTTAATGGCGTATGTGCCACCGCCACCGATTTTCGTAAACACAGAGTTATCGCGCAAATAATTAATCACAAGCGAGGATAGCTGCAAGCCTGTGTCCTTGCTTTGCGATTTCTGCAAGGTCACACTCTGCGTAATGACAAGCAAATCGAAATTGTGCAGCGGGTCTTGTGCCATGGGAGAACCGTCCTGGTAATTTACCAGTACGGCCGGCATGAGCTGAGCAAGGTTATCGGCGTCCTGAATCTCGCCGGCATATTGCTTGATGGTCTTGATGGCCGCCGGTTCGAACTTGAGACTCAAATGTCTGATAAGCGCTTGCTGACAGTCAAACATCATTCATACCATTCTTTAGGATTTGTGAGGAAACTGTCATCGAATTGCCGGTCTCTCGTCTTGAACCTAACGTGCCCTTTAGTGTTATCCGCCGTTCCAAAGCTTATGATTCCTTTTTCAAGGAGTTCAATGCTGTGTTTGTATTCCTTCACAATGAGAGGGTCGTTCTTGAATGTAGTGTTGCCATGTAGAAAGTTGAAGCAGTTAAATTTGACCATGTGCAATAGGTGACCATTGAGTTCGTCAGTCATATCTAAGACAGTAATGCCATTCATAAATCCGACAAAGGTGCCGGTCGCGTCATCTATTGCAAGCTGTAACATCTCGTCTGGCGTTTTGAGATTGTCCTCCCGAGTACAGTAAGTGCTCCAGGTAGGAAATCGATCCTTAACCCAATCAGAAGTCACGAGTACTGTCATGACAAATTTTCCTTATCTATAAGTTCGTTTGCGCGGGGTAGACGCAAGTTAAGTTCATGCCACAACTCAGTCAATTTATCGGCTGCTGTGAATACCCTCATATCCCCTTCAGGCACATGGTAAAGTATTTTTGCCCATGCATTTAAAAGTGCATATTCTATGCTTTCCTTTGCAACCGTAAATTTGTCCTCCGAGTAGAGTTTAAAAATCTCTGTAATATCAGGGCGCAAACTAACATTTTCATCCAGCCGACCAAAATCGGGTCGGCATTTTTCGCATTCGCAACTTGGTTTGTGTGTCAAAATCGCTGGCATAATTTTCTCCTAAGTTTTGGCGGCTGATTAATTGCGTTATAAAGCCTTTTGCAGATAGGCAAGCAAATGCCGCCCCACCCATTCAGTGTACGCCGGCGGTATTGCCTGGCTCATTTCGTCACGTTTCATCCAATCAATTTGCATCGCTTCTGCGGCCTCTTTTCTGTAAAGCATCCTATGTTTCCCGGTGTGTCCGCCATGTCCATATACACCAACATCCTGACCGCTGGCCATGAGCCTGCCGCTCGTTTTCTTTCAAGGCTCATTCTCTGTTTTGCGCCTGCAAAAGCTCGTTAAGCTTTGCTACCATTTTTTCACCGACTAATTTAGATATATCCTCCTCACCCTTCTTGCCCAACCCCCAGAACGGTCGCAAGTTTTCGCCGCGCTTGCCAACTCCAAGCTCGTTGTGATAGCTTGCTATTTTCTTCTTTCTTGCATCAGCAATATCGAGCGAAACAGACTTTAGGTCTGATGCAACCTTGTGATCTATGTTTCGAATCATACCGAATTGGTCATCAAAAACAAGATCGACCTTATCGACAGGCAGCCCGAGCTCGAGCCGCTTTTCTGCATAAGCGTCTGAATAAGGCTTGAACGGTCTTCCCTCTATGTCGCGTCCAGTTCGTGTCCGTTTCCTTATAATCCGCTCTGAAGCAATTCCTATTTCAGATAGTTGCGCCTGGCTTTGCAAATTCCCAATCAGATCGTCTAATATCTTTTTTACATCCATCAAATCAGCCACTACATTCTCCTGAACCAGGTTTGCACACGTTGGAATTGTCGTGTCTTGAGCGTTTTGAAACTGCCTCTTTCAGAATATCTCCGTACCATTATGAAGGCAGTAGCAAGTGCGTCGAGGCCGTCTAATTTATCTTTTGCCTTGCCAAAACTGAGATATTGAGAACGATATCGCTTATAATCTGCATTGCCAATAATCGAGCTGTCGTAGACAATTTGCCCTGTCTGATGTGGATGTACAAGGTTCATAATGCGGCTGACCTTATCGCTACCACGATGCTCTGTCTTAAGAGTACTCGTATAGTGTGGAACAATCGGCAGTACTTTTTGTCTTTGTTTCGACCAGTCTTGATAGTACGGTTGTGCTCCATGCCACTGATTGAAATCGTTCTCGAATTGCAACACCACCCAGCCAGGAATTTTGCAGCGCAGTGAATCTATATAATCAAAAAAGTTGAAATATGATTCTCGTCTGACGTAAATGTCTTCCACTACAACCATATTATTATTTGTCAACCCAACAGTGGCGATCGCTTTATAACATGAATGTGGTGAGGTTCCAAATGCTGGGTCTGCAGCCGACAATGATGTAACGACTTTAATGGTATTGATATTGATTGGTCTAAGCCAATCTTGTTCAAATATGTCGCCCTTGACGGCGGGTTCATCCTGGTAGTCTCCTGCCCATACATCCCACTCTGTCTCGTCGCGGAAGTGTATCCACTCCCGAGTCGTGCGATATTCTGGCCAGGTAGATTTCTCATTTTCATCCAGAGCCGGCATTCCAAAATGATTATCAGGATGTTTCTCGCGCAACTCTATGATAGGAGCATTCTCAGAGGTTGCGTTTGCAAGCGTTAGGCTGATGCCGTCGTCCTCAAGTTGCCCTGCAACTTCATATTCTATGAACTCGACAACCTTTCTGTTGTGCAGCGATGAGGTGACAGACTGTTTACTATACAAATCGTCATTGACAGCCCTTCTAATCCTCTTGAATTCGTCATCGAAAACATTGCGAAGTCCCTTTTCCACAGACCCGGCTGTAAGGTAAGTATTGTTGATGATATATTTGCCCTTGAGGTCTTGCTGCAATTCCAGGCCGTAGTCGTAGCATAAGAGCTTATTTCTCAACATAAGTCGCTTGATAGCAGCAGTACGCTCCTTACTAATTTCGAGTGTTTCACAACTGATGACACAGATACCTCCGATACCAAGTGCAATGGGTTTGATTATGTGAGCAGTGTATCCGATAGCTGATTTACCGCACTTCCTAAAACCTGAACGCGTGAACATACCCGGCGGCAAATTTGCCATGGAGCGGTGCATGTCATTGAAAGGCAGTGAGAATATAGTAGGGAAATATGTCTTGCAAAAAACCAGATCGTCAATATCAGCCTGTTTGCGGCGTTCCCACTTCTTTTCTTCGTTGAACTCCGTCTCAACAAAATCATGACGTACATTCTCCAAAAATGAAGTGAACCTATCGTCTAGAGCCTCGTATTTTTTAATCTTCAACATCGGTCTAAAACAACGCTCTCAGATGTTTGATGTTGAATGGGGACAGAGCTACACCGGTGAATCGTTCTGAACGATAAGCGAACGCACCCTCAAGCGAAATAGGCATAATATAGGTTTTCTGAGATGTCAAGTTTTGGACGCTCAAAAAGTCAGCTCGCCATTTAAGCGCCCGCGCACATGATTCTTATAGGCTTCAGCCATGTCAAGGAATTCTGAAGTAACGACACTGGTGCTGCGACGTTGAGCGAATTTGACGAAATCCTCAAGAAAAAAATATAAGACCGGCACTTGGAACTGAGGGTCAGACACCTTTTCAAGAATTGCGATCAACTTATAGGCTGCGTCTGCAAACTTTGAGACCTCCATTCCCGGATCATTGAGTAGTTGTTGCATCTTGTCCATTAGTGCCGTAGCAACATTCTGCGGTGACATCTGAAGATAATTTGCGTCAGCCTTTGCTTTGCGATAGTCATACCAGGTCTTGCCATGCTCATCCTTCCTATTTGCCCAGTACGATACTGTTTGACGCGTTGGGTGTCCTCTGAAGTGCCGCGATATTGTCAGTGGATTTTTCTCCTCGTCGATAAACATCATACGCGCAGTGTTTATGTCGTTATTTTTGTAAATGATGTACTCCTTCTTCTTTTTCATCGCAAAGAGAAAAGCCTACTAAAATTGGGATGGCGTTTTAACCAACTCGACTTGATCCTCAAAGACACGGAGACCAAGATCACGATATTCATCAGGGCTGATTCTACCGCCCTGGTTGAAGAACTGTTCAAGCGTATCAAGCCGCTCCTTGACGTTGACCGGGTCCTTCTTGTCCATCTGGAAAATAGAATATCTTCGGTCACCAAAATTACGATCTTCTATCGTCTTTATGAGTCGTTGCATACAGCTATCTACGAAGAACATATCATCGATACCGATTTCACGCTTCACCTTGAATTGCGTGAGATTCTCCCCTACTTGTAAGCCATCAGACTGAGAGACAGCGTTCTCGTGACCGAGTATAGCAATAGAAATACCGCGGTTACTATTCGATATAAACTTGTCGTGATCGCCAGCGCTTCTTTTTGTCTCCACAACATCAATGGAGCTACCTTCTGGCATGACGCCACGACTTGCGGAAGCTATAGCATTAACGGCTGTCTCAACCTCGTCTATGAATTTAGCGTTTGAACCTGCCGGATATTTTCCGATCACCATGCCCTCGCCGAAAGTCTCGATAAATCCCGCCCACGACTCTATGCCGAATACTTTAAGGATGTAATCTCGTAACACCGGAAACAGAACTGGAATTGAATATGTCTGGCAGACGAGTGCTTCTGCTGGAATATCACGCAAATCTTTTCCGAAATCTATCTTGAGTTTTCCCTCCTCGTCATATCTGAAAAAGCGATGCTCTACTTTTTTATGATCTATTGGAACCTGCCGGTTATCTACAACCTCCCACTCAAAATCGATAACAGAAAATTTCTTATTGACGGCGTCCTGTATATCCTTAAAAAGTCTACGTAGATCGAGCTGACGCAAGACGTTCCTCATCCACAGCGCTCTTTCCGATGCTTCAGTTGAGTCGTCATACCCAGTGATTGACCATTCGGACTGAAACCCCGCTCGCCTTCCAACAAGACAGCCGGAAACGTGACTGTCAGTCTCAGCCTGATTCATCATCTCTATTATATCACGCCACCGACCCTGACGAAATTGTTTATATGCTCTCTTGTAGAAATCAGCGTTAAAACGAACCTGTGGTGTACCGATTTTCTTATTTACAACTATCACGTCTTGTCTCCTGGACTTGTCCGCCAAAAGATAATAAATCTGTGCGCTGTGAATTAAGCTTCAAGTTTCCGAATAGCGTATGCGTATTCGCGTTGCTTGTTTGGTTTGAATGGAGATCGCTATTTTGCGTGTATGAAATGCGGCAAGATAAAATTCGAAGGCGTGAAAAAGATAACCAATTTTTTTTGCAAGTCAAGGCTTTTTTTGAATACGCAGATTTTCAGGAATATGAGCGATCTGGGATCCTGGATGAGAAGCCAGCGAGAAAAACTCGATCTTTCAATTCAGGAATTTGCAGACAAAATGGATGGTGCAGGCGCCAGAGATGCCAGCACAATTAGCGGTATAGAGTTGGGCGACATTCTGTGCCCTCCAAGAGAAGTTTTGCAGTCAATTGCTCGGGTTTTGGACGTTTCCATCGAAACAGTCCTGAGGCATGTTGATGATAGTTGTCCCGTAAAAAAAGACGGTGAAGAAAAAGCCAACTTTGAGAATATAGATTGTGCATACAAGAACTCTATCCTGCTAAACATGGACAGGAATGGCAATGGGAAAATAAAAATAGTTCCCATTGGCGACTTTCCGTTCCATCCGGATGGTCCCCACAAGGTAACTCGTAAGGACGTGGAAGACATGGTGTCGAATTCAAAAACAGACATCATGGTAGACGTTGGACATGAAGCTATTTGGAATCCTGCTGCTGAAGCGGCTGGTTGGATTCCTTTTCAAAGTCTCGAAGTACGAAATGATGGACTCTACTCAGACTACCCTCAGTTTACGCCCGATTTTGATGAAAAAATTTCACAGAGAAAATATCGGTTTTTGTCTCCGGCGTACATACTGCAAAGCAGGGATAAGCATGGAAATCAAATAGGTGCGCGGCTTCTGCCAATCAGCCTGGTAAACACACCGTATATGGACGAGGAAATTTCGCATCTCAGAAACACAAAAAGATACAAGGAGAAAGCAATGGAGTATACATCTGAATTGAAGAAAAAATTAGGATTATCTGAAGATGCTACGCCAGAACAGGTCGATGCGAGGCTTGATGAAGCGGTGAAGTCGCTTTTGGAGAAGGATGTCGATCCAAGCCCGGGCAGCAATGAAGACAATCATAATGAACCGGCAGCCGCTGAGCCAGCCCTAAATTCCGAGGTTGAAGCCCGCCTAGCCGAGCTGGAAAAGAGAAATGCGCAGAGTTTTGAGGAAAAATGCATCGCTCTAGTGGATGGTGCTATTGCCATTGGAAAGCTGCTGCCGGCAGACAAAGACGTTTGGCTTAATTCAGCCAAAGCAGATTTTAACAGTACCAAGGCCAAACTCGATTCGAGAAAGCCAAATTCAGCGATGCCTCAATCAGTCGGTGTCAATGGTGTTGGTCCCAAACAAGAGAAGAACTATGCAAATTCCTCCATTACCGATTTGATGGAGAACGCGGCGCAATCATTTAGGGACAAGGGTCGAGTATTGTCTGCCTGACCTGTGCCAAAAGTTGAAAATTAACATTTTTGGAGAATATTGAGAAATGCCACTTCTGAGAGAAATATCTGATAGCGCACCCGAGAGTTTGCTCGCATTGCGCGGGCTTGAAGAGACCGCGCCCATCCTTCAGGACGCGCAGTTTTATGCACAGCCTGGAAGCGCAGCACGAATTAAGCGCGCGCGCACCGGAACTGTCGTGGCCAAAGTGACGCGCTCGCTAAACGAAGCGAATACCGCAACTCCACCGACACCCAACTATGATACCCCGGCAAAGTCAATCGTCAGCTTCGACGCGAGTGTTGATGTTCTGCTGGAGGATCGAAATGAGGACATAGAGGCTGAGCTTGCTCACCAAACCTATCTGGAAGCGCGTGAAGCAGGATGGGTCTTGCAGACCTTGTTTTTTGAGGGTAATCAGGCGGGCGACGCTGAGGACTTCGATGGTTTTAGGCAAATTGTAGACGTCAGCTGGATTCTTAATGGAGGGTCTGCTGTCCCAGTTGGCGGAGATGCGCAAAAGGAGCAGCAACAAATCGCGCTTGAAACATTTAAGCAACATGCAAGGCGTGTTCGTGGTGGGGTTCCAATCGCATACATGAACGATGATTTGCTTGTTCGCTGGATCACCGTTGCCAAGAATCTCGGATATTACAGGCAAAGCAAAGATGCGTTGGGCGACGAGATCGAATTGATTGGCAATATTGTCGTCAAGGGTGCCGGCCAAAAACAAGATGGTTCCCAAAACTTGCCTTTTACAGAGACTGGGAATACCAGTTCGATTTTCTTCGTGCGTTGGGGAGTCCGAGTCGATACAACCTGCTTGACGTCGGTTGGTGTAAAGGGTCGTTATGCCGGACAGTCTGGCAATTTGATTACGAACAACGTCAACCTTGATTGTGTATTGCACCTACAGGATCTGACCGCACTCGTGCAATCCCAGGGTTGGAGTCTGTCCACGCTTTAAACCTGCTAACTGCTGAGTAGAATTTATCTTGAGGGATATTGAAATGAAACGAAAAGGTTTTATCCTTGTCTGCATCATCTCATGCTTGATGTTTATCTCAGTCTTGTTTGCCGCAGACGCCGTAACCGTTACATCCAAGACGTCCGTTTTCCCGGGCCAGATTTTACAGGTAAGTGGAACAATGGAAGGTCCGGGTACTGCCAATTCTGCGGTATTCACTCTCGGAAATTATGATGACGTCAATTGGACGAATTTTCCATTCACATATCAATTCAATAACAATTCTGTCGCGGGCTCAATTCAACTGAAGGCCTGGATTCAAGGAAGCTTTGATAAGACAAACTGGGTGACAACGGATACGTTATTGACTCAGTGGTCTACCACTGAGGGGATTGTCAACGGCACAATAGATTTTGGCAACTCCAAATATCCATACTACCGAGTTGGTGTCGAGGGAGGTGCGTCAAACAATGCCGATACGACATTCGATTTTCGTTTCTGGCTCTATCAGGAGTAATGTAGCAAATGGCGACTCTCACTGTCCAAAAAATGACAATCTCAGGTATATTGCCCACTTACGGTTCTGCAGCGGCCGGTGGTGACGATTTCTCCAATGACGGCAAGACGTTCCTGCATATCAAGAATGGTGGCGGCGCAAGTATCAACGCAACAGTCACGAGCCAGGTTGCAACGCCTCCTGCAGGCACGGCGGCTGCCAATAAGGTTGTCGCTGTCGCAGCTGGAAGTGAGCAGATGATTGGACCAATCAATGCAACAGGGTTCAACGACGCTTCCGGAAAGGTGCAGATATCATACAGTGCTGTTGCCAGCGTTACGGTTGCAGCAATATCTGTCTCGGATTAAGTTTTAATTAATTATTGAGGAAATGACAGGATGGACAAGGTACTTATATATTCACGCAACGTCAACTTCAATGGATTCAGAAATGCCGGTCGGCACTCCATCCAATTCCGAGAAGGAATAGCTGAGGCAACAAGTGAAACCGCAAGCGTGTGTGTTTCTCTTTACGGATATCTTTGTCCAAAGCTTTTCCCTGAGCACAGTGATACTGTGTTAAAGTTGAGAGCTGGCAAGGATTCCCCTCTACCATCTGATCCATCTGAAGAACCCGATGCATCTGGTGAATCGGATGATCCGCCATCTGATGATTCAAGTGATAAACCTATACGGGAGGAATCCGTAAGCGTAGCCGAGCCGAAATCTGGTAAATCCACATTACGTAAGGCGAAAATAAAATAGCGTTGCAGTCATGCACGCTTCTCTCCCGAAAGGATGGCGCTGCGACAAGCGACGCCATCCAATAAATCCAATCAATGGATGAAAGAAGTAGCTAAAATGTCTGATAGTGGGATCTGGAAATTCACGACTGTTCTTCTGTCGAGCGTTCTTGTCACAATCTCTATAGGATGGTTCACGATGGCAAGAAATGTTCCAGATTTGGAAGATTTTAGAGAGATCAGGGATGAGGTAAGGGAGATAAAAAGGACGGTCAACAACATCAATACGCGACTATCTGTTCTGGAAAATACAAACTTTGGAGCGCGAGATGGACAGGCTTCACGCAAAGTACGTTAAAATAGTTTCCGCCGGCGGAGATTTGAATGGGGCACCAGAGATGAAGCTTGCCCTCGATGCTGTTTCAATCAAGGGTACGGGATCGATTGTTGAGCATATCACCTCTGAAAATCCAAATCCAGTCGACCGGGTTGAAATCGGAACAGAATTTGAGGTTCGGGGTGTATTGGGTGCTGCAAGTCAGTCAGAATTGGTCACAGTTATGGGCGGGTCTGTCGCCTCAAATGTCTATTCAAAAATACAGGGAATACGCACACTCCCGAAGTTTGACATGCGTATTGCGGTACACCGTGCCAGTGACGGGAAGCTTGTTCTTAAAGACATCACCGACTTGAATTTCATGCCTGAGTTAGAGGAAAGCTTCGAGCAGAAGAAACGTTTCTATCTGCCTTTCATCGCGAAATCAACTGATACGAGTGACTATACTTCCGATAATTCAGCCGTTTAACGAGATTACTAAAAATAATTGGGAGGCATTAACATGGCTTTGACAAAAGGTGAAGCAGTCCAGGTACTAGGGAGAACCGTCGAGAAATTCGGCAAAGCGCTTGATGACGAAGAAACTCCGAATGAGATTACGCGAGAGGAATTGATGGCGATTCTGCAGTCAGCCGCGGCCGATGCTTTCAAGGAATTTTCAGACTAAGGCAAGCCCCTCCACCGCCAGGCCCGGGACAATCGTGACCAAAATTGTCTCGGGCGACATTTTTTAAAAATCGGGAGTTAGTCAGAAATGGCAAAAGATGAAAACTACAATATCAGAAAAGTCACTCCTCGAGGTCTCAAGATTCTTAAGAATGCAGGGCTGCTAGATGGAAATCTCTTCACTCTCGGCCAGGCATGTGAGATTTATCTTGATGAGACCAAGCTACGTGAGGTTTGCGACGCTGTATTCGCTGAAGACATGAGCAAAATGGAATATGATGATATTAATCTTGAGGTTATAGGCAAGGGGATTCGTGATTTTTTGCAAAAGTTGGTCGGCAATTAGAACGTGTCGGCCAAGCTCATGAAAGTCTCTCAACAGTAGGAAATTCGTTCGAACTCGGGAAGTTAGAAGATGAATTTATCTGGGACCGTTTCATTCGAACATTAGTGCAATCAGGATTTGGAGATTATGAGGCCGCAGCCGAGGCAGATGTAGTTGAGGCGGCGGTTTTTTTGTTTCTGTCAAACGATAAGCAGAAGCGAGTAGAGGATTGGCTTAACAGATAGATTCCTATGTCACTGCTGAAAATAAAAATAACACTAGACGCCTCGCAATTTAAGTCTGAGGCAGGAGATGCAGGCAGGGTCGCTGGTGAGGGATCTGTTAAGTTCGATTCTTTCACAGCAAAGGCAGGTGCCTTTGCTTTCGCTTTCAATCAAATAGGTGCTGTTGTATCGCAGGTCGGTAGACTCATAGCTGTTCCGATCAGCAAATTCTCTGAGCTAGAATCTGCCATGACTAACGTGGCCACTCTTGGTGTCGAGAACATAGATGACATGACGGATAGTGTCCTCAATTTAGGTGATGAAATTTCAGTTCCCCTTAGCAATCTCTCTGGCGGATTGTTCGAAGTTGTTTCAGCCGGGGTAGATGCTGCCAATCAAATTGATGTACTAGAAGTTTCTGCCAAGGCGGCGCGTGCTGGATTGACTGAAACAAGGCAGGCGCTTCGTCTTTCATCCGCAGTAGTCAAGGGCTACGGTCTAGAATGGGATACGGTCGAAAGCATTATGGACCGTGCTTTTAAGACAAACGAATTAGGCCAAACGACGTTTCCGGAACTGGCGGACAATATGGGAATCGTCGTGCCGCTCGCATCAGCTTTGAAGATAGACATCGATGAACTGTTCGGTTCATTCGCAACCCTCACAGGCGTAACCGGCAACACCTCACAGGTAGCTACGCAGTTGCGCGCCGTTATGACGGGACTTGCAGATCCAACGAAAGAATTGTCTCAACTGATAGAAAATCAGACCGGCCTTAGTGTCGAGCAAGCAGTTGCGCAAGAAGGTCTAGCTGGGATCCTGGCCATCCTTGGAAACGCAACAGGTGGCTCAGCTGCTGAGATGAATAAATTTTTCGGCAGGGTTGAGGCAGTCAACGCTGCGCTGGCACTCAGCAGCACGCAATATGACACTCTAATAGAAAAGACCGGCGCAATGACGGATAGCGCAGGAGCCATGAACGACGCTTTTGAGCTTCAGAACGACACAATTGATGGTCAAATTCAGCTCCTCGAAAACCGTTGGGATCGAATTATGATAAGGGCGGTTGAGGTCGCCGTTCCATTCATAAACTCTATACTAGATGTTGCTGGTGCAGCGACTGATAGCCGCACTGAAATCGGGAAGCTTGAAGACAGCATAAGTAACCTGAATAATGAGATGAGCCAGGTTGAAGATGTTGAAAAACTTCTTTCCCGTTATCAGGATTTGAAAGAAAAAACGAAGTTATCAAAGACAGAACATGAAGAGCTGCGAGATATCATAGTCACGCTTTCAAATCTTTATCCTAGTGCCATAACAAAACTAGACGATTATGGTAAGGCCGTCGGCATAAGCGCTGAGAAAGTCAGAGTTCTTGTCAATCAGCAAAGAGCACTTTTGAAAGCCCAGAATCAAGACATACTGGAGACAGGCTTAAAGGCATTGGCAAGCAATTTGGATTTAATCTTACAGAAAAACGAGAAGCTTGCTAATATCCCAACGACAATACGCAAAACTTTCCGTGGTGACATCGTAGAGTTAAACCGCACTACTGCTCAAATAGCTGAAGAGACAAACAAGGTGAAGCAGGAGGCCGTCGACGCGAGTAATGAGCTAAGCAAAGGCATTCTTCTGCTGAGCAATTTCTTTGATTTCGATGCTGACAAAAGCACTCTGGCAACTCAGTTGGGACTGAATGGACAACAAGCGGAATTACTGATAAAGCGATGGAAAGAACTCAACTCTGTTGTAGACAAGGCCAAGCAGATTGCTTCTCAGCCATTGGCTGACGTAGACCCAGGATTAAAGATTTCATCTAAGCCGATAGAATTTCCAATCAAACCAATCATCAAAGCAGATTCATCAGGAATTGCTCCTAAACTATTAGACCGAGTAGATTTCACGCAAGAGCTTGACTTCCTGGATCTGATGCGCGAAGCTGCCATCATTTCAGATGAGGATTTCTTTGAGCGCAGACTCGCTCTTTTGCAGGCTGACCTTGAAAATGCAAGAGAGATAAACGGAGAGCGATCACGAGAGGCGCTTGAGGTGCAGGCTGAACTTGTGCAAGCAGAGCAGGATGCGGCCGAGCGTAAACTTGAAATTCAGGAACAAGTCATTGCCGGGACTGTAGGACAGCTTGCGACCCTCATGCAGCTTGCACAGGGATCGAGTCAGGAATTGTTCCTAGTTGGAAAGGCCGCTGGTATCGCCAATGCGACCATCGATACTTTTGTAGCCGCCAATAAGGCGCTCTCAAATCCTCCCGGACCTCCGTTCACATTTCCAATCGTGGCTGCAACAATCGTGAGAGGCCTGGCAACTGTTGCCAAGATAGCGTCTACGAAATTCGAACGTCGTGCAAAAGGTGGTTTCCTAGGAGACGAGATTAGAACGGTATTGGAATCTGATTTTGGCGGTGGTGAGAACCGTCTAATAGTTGCAAATGATGGTGAGTTCATCGTAAATGCATCGGCGACAGCACGCAACAGAGCATTACTTGAAGCGATAAACGCAGGAACTCGATCGGTTCCAGTTTCATTTGCTGGCGGCGGCCCGGTCACAGGAGGGCAAGTCTTTCTTGGTGGTGATCTCGATGCGCTTGCCGAGAGGCTATCCGATGCGGTTCGTCAAGTCAAAATAAATTTCAAAGGAACGCTAGACGGTCAGGAGTTTTTGCGCGAAAACTTCGATGATTTCCAGCGCATTGAAAACAACCGGAGATTTTGATGCCCTGGACGTTCAAACTATATCAGACCAGTACCTTCGGTAGAATCATTTCAGAGACAGATGTGCTCGACATAGAGAATGATTTCAAAATCGAGAAAACTGTCGGTGACCAGATGTGGATAAAGAGCGGTGACATCACAATCAATACCAGGAAAGCGCTTGCTAATACTCCGTTCACATGGTTAGCTGCAATTCTAGATGGCAAGGTATTTGATATTTACACCGTTGAAAATATTTATGATGAGTTTGATGAAAAATTCGGGAAGTACAAAATCAGACTATTATCGATTCAAAAACAATTCTTTGATGATATCAATGCCACTGTCATGGCATACAGCGCAACCGCCGATGACTGGGGTAACTCGGCTGCATCCACAAATCTGATCATCGATGAGATAAGGTATGTGGATGAATTTGGCGTTCCGACAGTTGCACAAGGCAGACACGGGTTCAGTCTTGGAGATATCCTGCAGAGCATATCCGGAAGCAACTCAAACGGTTACAGCGTACAGAGCGTGAGCTTTCCAGGCCCGACTATGAATCAAAACAACGTGCCTGTCATCTATCGCGGCATATCACAGAGCGTATTTCTGCAAGGTTCACCCACGGCAATCGAGGCGTTCGACCTGACTTTTAAAGATCACAATTCAACCTGGATGGATATGTTTAAACTCGCCATTTTCGGGTTCAATTCGTTTGTGCGAGCCAATCCGAGCATATTCAAATCAGGCGTCGATGACTTTGTCGGACTCAGTGTTAGTATTGTGCCACGTGTTAACGTATCTCCTGGCACTACTAAGTCGCCCCGATGGCTCAAGCGCAAAGTTAGCCGAGGCAAGTTTCAACTTGATGGAGTTCACATCAAGAGCAGCATAAACGACATCAATGGAAATCCAAGCTTTGAATTTAAGCAGGGTGATATTGACGGCAACGAGGTATTCAAAAGAGATGCAGATATCGGGGATCCGAGCTCATCGATTAAGTCTGGGGATACGACGCTTTACTGGTCAGACGGTACCTACAACGCCACGAGCGGCAAGTATGAGATTTTGGACGTGTCATCAAACCCGCTGCCATATTTCGCTTCGGGGTTGGTAGAGCCATTTTACGCCGGCCTGTTGACGAGCGGTGACGCGATAGAGGGAACGGTGATCTACGAAGACGAGGATATTCTGGACCACATAGCCATAGGTGCAGACATCATACAGTTAAACAAAATCACAAAAGGCAGGCAAGGTCTTAAAATGAAAGTTCAGGGGTTTAAGATTGCTTAACCATAGCGTTGACGTTCGATTTTCCTATTCGAATGGTTTATATGCCAGGACATTAAAGTGCGATTTCGTCGAGTTCGGGATGACATTCTTGGGCGAAGTTGAGGAGGACCTAAACTTTGATCTGATAGAGGATTATGAAAGTGTGAGAATGCAAATCAGATTGAAGGTGAGGCTATCTTTTGCTGAGACGCTTTATGTTGCTGACTTCTTAGCAAGCACGTCAAAGGTACTCACCATAGACGGTGTGAATATTGAAGTAGTAAACGATATGAAGGATATCGATTTTAAGCTTGTCGAAAAAAGCTCGTTTGCAGCGATCACCGAACTGCGATTCAAGAAAAGAAGTATAGGACTTGCAAACATGGGAGCAGGATCGTTCGGAGCAACTGGTCACATTGGAAACGTAGGAGTAGCCACGTCATGATAAACACGGTAATTCTAGAGAAATTGATTTCTGGTAGCAAGGCGCCTGATACGCTGCAGGCCGTGTCAGCATATGACTATAATGCTGCTGACATTTCAGGATCACCTCCTAACGGTACCAAGATAGCAGACATGACAGAGATTTCAGGAGCAGGTCTCTATACGATAGACCTGGTTGAAGCAAAAAAAGTTACAATCGTCGTAGGAGGTACGTGTAGAGCCGGCCTCATAGGTATACTTTTCAACGGAGACAAAGCTCTAGACGATTCTGTAGATACCAGCGCTTTGTCAGATTCGGCTGTCACGCCAGTCAAAACAACATTTGCATATTAGGAGAACAACATGAAACGCATGATGATATTCCTTGTCCTTCTTATCGCACCAGTCGCACTGTTTTCCCAGAGAAAACTAGAGACGGACACAGTTAAGGTCCGTTCAGGGCTGAAAATAAAGGGTGTCGATCGCACCTCTCTATTTGACAATCTCTCTTCCGGTAACAAGGTTGGGACCGCCGCGCTGGCCGATAGCGAGGTGACATTACAAAAACTTTCACCTACTGTGAATATTTTGGCTGGTGGTGCCGGGACGTATGCTCCTGATGATGTCAAACTTGAATTCAAGATAGTCGGAAATGATACACTTATTTCCGTGAAAGACGCTTTTTTGGACACCACTAAACTTGGTCGTTCATATCGTTCTATAAATGGAGATATTTCAAAGAAAATAGGCTCCATAGATAGCATCGGAATCAGACCGCATTTGCTCAACGAGAAGGTAATAAATCTCTCAGATTTCGCCAATGGAGATCTAAGAGTTGTTAATGACGCAATAATAAGAAATGACACATTAACCTCCTCATCCGCTTCGTTCTCATCGTTTGACGTAGGCAAGAGCGTTACAATAGATAGTGCCGGACCTTCTGGGTCCGGATTTAGCACAACCATACTCTCACTTATCAATTCGTCAAGTGTTAAAATGGCGGCTGCTGCCACATCAAATGTCACTAACGAAAGGGCAGCATTCGGCACCGATGTCACATCTTTTGTGCAACAAGCTATCGATTCTAGCATCTCATTGGGTAAGACTTTATTTATTCCTAATGATTTAGGATTCGGGATAACATCTTCTCTAAGCATTTCTTCTGGACTTAGAATAAAAGGTGAGGGTACCAACTCTGTGATTGCAATGCTTGCGGATAATATGAACTTGATATCCGGAACATCAATCCAGAAGCTGATAATCGAAAACATGTCACTCGTTGGTAACAACACTTCTTCTGTAGCAACAAACGGAAATCTAATAAGCATCACAGGTGGCAGTCAGATAATAGTCAGAAATTGCATGATGACGAATTTCGCATCAAGGGCCCTTACCGTAACTGACGTTGATTCAAGCATGTTTTATGGCAACCTCATCGTTCAGACTAAAGTTGACCACGATGCATTCGATGCATCTGGGATACAATTGTTGTGGGGATGCGACAGTAATATCATAAGAGACAACTTGATAGTGAATTATCAGCCATATTTATCAACACTCGATTTGAACACAGGCATTTTCATTCAGCGTAATCTTCTTGGTAAACCCGGTCCCAAGAATAATATCGTATCGGGTAACATTCTACATGGCTGGAATAAGTATGGAATCATGCTTTACAGCTCGAACAACAATGTCGCCTATGATATTCTTTCTGATTCTGTAATGGTTCATAATTCGATCGTAGGTAACACCATACGAAAAACCAACTTCATGGGCATTTATCAAAATGGTGGAGATTTCACAACTGTTTCCGGTAATCATTTAGACAGTTGCGGAATATCTATATCAGACGAAAACATAGCACGAGGAGGAATCGCTCACAACTCAGGAAGATATTGCTCTTACACAAACAATGTCGTGACAAATCAACTTAAATACCACGGCATGTCTTTCAACAAAGCGTTCGGCTCTATAGTTACAGGTAACATCATCTGGAAATGTGATAGAAACGGGATAAGAGTCGTTTCAGCAGGCAACACATCCGGACCTGGAAGCAATGCAACGTTTGACATTGGTGCCGACGCGATGAATATCAGTAACAACGTTATTGAGCGTGTAGGTGAGGGCGGAAGCATCGGGAATGGTATCAGGGTCATTGGACAAAAGCTATCTGTTCCTGTTACTGACATAAATATCAGTTCAAATTTCATTCGAAATGGCAATCAAAGCGGCATTTTAATTATTGCTGCCACCAGGGCGCGCATACAAAACAACAACATAAGTGATTTTGAGAGAAGAGGTATAGATGCAGATTCTCTCAATTTATCCATTGTGAGCGGCAACATCATAGAACAAATAGACACTTTGAATGTTGGGCATCCCGCCATCATATTAGGTGCATCATCAGATAATAACCACGTTTTTAACAATTTTGCCCACAATGTATCGTCGTCGAAAGGATTCACCTATGGTGTTCAGGTTAATGACGCGTCGGATGACAATAATATTGTCACAAACAATGTCGTTATAAATGGTAGACTCGGGTCTTTCAGTGATCTCGGTACTGCAACAATCTTATTAAACCCAACTCCCGGTCAGGATTATACATTTGGCCAAGGCAATGACACTATTATCTTAGGTTCAGGCGACATAAAAGTTGGTGACACAGGATTTTTAACTGGAGGTGTCGCAGCTAATGATAAAATTGGATTTAGTAGTGGAAGTTTATCTATGTCAGCTAGAGGTGGATTGACGATCGATATGGATTCCGACAACAACGACACCAATCGTAAGATGATGTTTACTCATGATGGTGGAGTCGTTATTCTCGCGATGAATGAAGGTGGCAATGTCGGAGTCGGTACACAGACGTTCGATGCTTCAGCGACTTCGACTGTTGCAATCATAAACGGAACATCACCAGCAACCGGTACACCGAATCAGTCTTATATTTACGCAAAAGATGTTGCCGCATCCAGTGAGATGTTTGTTATGGACGAGGCTGGTAATCAAACACAAATTAGCCCTCATGATCCCAAAACAGGTGAATGGATATATTATTCGCACAACAAGAAAACCGGTAGAATATTGAGGGTTGATATGGAGAAGATGATGTTTGCTTTGTCCAGAATACCAGGTTTTGGTGGATTCATTCATGAAGAATTATACGTTGTCGATCGTGTTGAGCCACGCCGTATGCGATACTTTTTCAACGTCAAAGATCGCGATCATTAG